CCGACACGAGCACCGACCGACCCGGTCCTGCTCGTCGCACCGCCTTGACCCGCACCAGCAGTGGCAGTGGCAGTGGGTGCAGCGCCTTCACCGCGACCGAGGCGGATGTCCGCTCCGGTCTCGTCTCGGGCGGCGTCCAGCCCTGCACGCTCCCGCGCTTGCTGTTCCTGTCGGTTCAGTCGCGCAACCTGCTGACGCGCGGCCTTCTTCTGCTGATTGACGCTGTACACCGTGGCCGCAGCACCGACGACCGCAGCGCCAATGATAGCGGCAGTGGTAAATGCTGCCATAGCACGTCTCCTAGAGTAAGAGCCTGTGGCTCGTTTCGATGGAAGTGTATCCCCGGCGCATGAGCACCCGTTCAACACCAGCGTTGACCTCAAGTGTGGTCATCCGCACTTCGTCCACTCCAAGTTCCCTGCCTCGGTGCTCGAACGCATCAAGCAGTCTGAGACCGTCACGGCCCTCGGAGTACCAAGCCGTTTCCACCAGCACTTCCCAATCCCGACATGGGTCGGAGATGTGGACGCCAGTGATGGCTCCGGTGTCCGTCCGAAGTACGACGCCCTGTTCTGCCACGATCAGCCCGGTTAGGTAGTTCACCAGCTTGTCGAGGTTGAGCGGTATTCCGTAGTAACGGTCGTTGAAATGTTCCGCCTTCTCGATGAGAAAGGGGATGTCGTCCAGTGTGCAGTCACGTACCTTTGTCACGACGCAACTCCCTTATGAGCCGGGTCGAAGTGGACATGACGAACTCCGGGCCGAGTGTCCTGCCGAGTATCTTCAGCAGATCAGCCTTCGCTCGCTCATAACCGATATGGTACACGGTCGATGTCTCACTCAGTTCCGCAGGTTCCAGTGCTGCTAGGAGTTGGATCATAACCTGTCGGTCAACCAACGCCTTTCCTGTGATGGAAGTAAGGTCTGTCATTCAGTCTCTCCTTCTGAATAGTAGATAGAGATAATCCTGTTATAGATTACCTGTATATACTATCCATGTATAAACTAGGTGTATATTACAGCCAATAACATTGGATATACAGATACCGGGGTAGCTTTCAGGCCGCACTAAGCGACTATACACTACCCCGGCATCCGAGACCCAGCGGGAGAGAACGCCCTTGTCTATATGTGTGGAACTCGTTTATCCAAAGAAATACAAGGACTTACGAACCCCTTCCAGATCAAGCGTCCCGGTCTCAGGTAGGTCCGGTAGGGTGATCCCTGTCCGTTCCTCCTGCTGAAGTTTGAACTCCGAGAGCACGCTGTGCTGCGAGTGCAGCTTCACGAACTGGTCTCGGATGATCTCGTGCCACTCGTCAACATGACAGGCGTGAACTCCGAAGTCGTCGTGGATCATGGCGAAGCTGGTGATGCCTCGTCGTGCTCCCTCGCTGACTACCATGTGCATGTGCGTGGCGTCTACGCTATGCACAAGGTTCGGGCTGGAACCCGATGCAGCCTTGTACATATCGACGCCGGGCATCTCCTTCTTGATCTGAAGTGCGATCCTTCCTCCGATCTGCGCCTCTACACGCTTGACCGAGGTATTTGGTGCGAACTGCACCATCGGAAAGCCCAGCGGCGTGGTGTAGATCAGAGGCTCGTCTGCCTTCGCTAGAACTCTGGCGCACTTCTGCATCCAGTCCATAGCCGCCCGTGCTGCCACGACGACCTCTCCGATGGACTTCCAAAGAAGCTGGGACAGGAACACGCTGTGCTTGAACGCGGTGTTCTTCGGGAAGAAGTCGATCCGCTGTTCCAGATACCACCCGTACACCGACTGCGTGCACGTCTGAAGCGTCGATCCGTAGGGCAAGGTCATCACCGGCTTCTTCGCCAGCTTCCGGCCCATCTTGCCGTCCGACACCTTCTTGAACAAGGCCATCCAGTTCGCCGCGAGTGTGTAGTGCTCGTGCTCAGGGTTGGTCAGCAGTGCTCGCAGCTTGTCGGTGGCGACATCAGCCACATCCTGATAGATGTCCGAGGGTCGTCCAGCGGGAGTGAGGTTGACAGACTGTCCTCCCACCGGATCACGGAGCATTGCAGAGAAATGCTGTAGTCCGTTGCAAGACCCGTCAAGAGCGATTGACAGTCTCGACACAAACCGTGCAGGGCCTCCGCTGGTATGAACAGCAGCCGCGTACTCCATGCACCATGCAAGGAACTGATAGGGCTTGTCCGCACCCTTCCAAGTATCTGTGTTCCCCAGCGGGTCAAGCCCTGCCGCGATGATGGCAGAGGCTCGATCTTGAACCCAGCGAACTCTGCCGTCGTAGTCGTCCTTGTCGTATCCATACTTGTTCGCTCCGTGCACTTGGAACCAGTACCAGCCTCGGTCGCCAAGTGGTTTCGCTTCTCCGAAGTGCAGCAGCGCCTTGGACACATCCGATCCCTGCGGGCTTACTCCATTCGTGGTGCTGTAGGTCCGACCCCGGAAGTCCATCTGGTAGACCATCCAGAGTAGGTCGATCTCCTGCATCCGGGCAGCGAGACGCATAGCGCGAACCACAGCCAGCAGACCGGCTTTACGCTCTGTCTCAAGACCGTGCAGTGTACGCGCTTCCGCCTTCCACTCATCGAAGCGCAGCTTGTCGGGGCCGTGCAAGTCCTTCGGAGCCTTGCCCTCGGGGATCGGCGCTGGCGGTATCTCGAAGGGCTGCGACCGCGGCATCCCGATCTCAAGTCCCCTGTTCCAGACTTCGCGGACGACCTCAAGCAAGGGCTGGTTTATCTTCCAGCTTGTCCGCTGCATGGCGTTCACGCTTTCAAGGATCACGGGCATCGCCGCGCTGTCGAGAAGCGGTGCCTGCGTGTCGCGCTGCTGTCCTGCCCGCGTCTTTACGAGAGGGGTCAGCCCGGACATGCGGCTCGTGTAGAACCCGCCGTCCTTCCAGCCGGTCCAGTCCCGAGGCTCGATGATGCACGGCATCCTGTCGGGCAGCATGACCTCGACACTCTGGTCATGCTTCTCAATCCACTCGATGACCTCGGCGCTAGGGCTGAACTGCACTGCCCCGTTGATCTTCTTCCGTTCGATCAGATCAGAGGCTACTTCAGAGCAGGTCAGCAGTAGCAGGCCGACGCCGATGTGCGTCTCGTTGGTCCACGACACCCACTCCACGCCTTTCTCGGTCATGGTGTTCACGAGGACGCGGTGTCTGTGCCGGTACTGCGTGGACTTTCGGCTGTCCAGATCGCGCTGAACCGCGTTGTAGTATTCCGGCAACTCGATCTCGAACTTGCTGAAGCGCAGTTCGTCCTCCACCATCTTGCCTACCGACGCTGCCACTTTCTGAACGGTGGCAGGCTTGTGGACGCACTCAACGACCTTGGTCAGAACGAACAGGGCCAGCTTATCGGGATCAACTCCGCGTACCAGCTTGATGTACATATTGCGTTGTTTGGTGTTGTTCACTCGTTCGGTGATCTCTGCACTGACCTGCGAGAGATAAACCCGCAGGAGCCGGGCACCAGCAGAAGTGTCAGCGAACCGCTCACTGTCCTTGGCCTTCTGTTCCTGTACCCGGAAGCGGGACACGCCAAGCGCGGTCATGTCGCGCTCCCACTTCTTCTGCTCACTGATCTCGGGCATTTACTTCTCCTTGAGTGCAGCCCTCTTTTCGCGGGCCTTCTTGTTCCGCGCGAGGCGCTTCTCAGCTTCGGTCTTGTGCGTCGGGTGCCAGACCCCACCGTGCTGCGGCTTCTCATGCCGTCGCCAGTAGGCAACCAGCCTCTCGATCCACTCGATCTCCGACATGCCGTTCCGGGCACGACGAGCAAGGTTGAACACCTTGCCTTCGATCCCGTTGCAGTTCAGGCAAAGCACGTCCCTGATGAACCCGGTCTTGTGGTCGTGGTCGAGGACTGGTCGCTTGTCCTTCAGCGTTTTCATCCGCCCACCACAAAGTAGGCAGGTGTAGTTCTGCTTCTTCAGCAGTATGTCCCGCGCTGGTGAGACCTCAGTCGTCTTGAGACGCCGGTTCTCCATGCTGGAGCCTTTCCTCGTACTTGCCGATCCAGAACATATATTCCTCGTTCAGTTCCTCGGGATCAGCGTAGAGCATGTCGTCCGCGTCAGCGGTGCCGTTCATCACGGCCATGTAGTGCTTGTGCACCGCCGAAGCGACCTCCTTGATCTCTGCTGCACTCAGGTGGTCCGTCTCGTAGTGCGTGTCCGTTGTCATTTCTTGATGACCTCCTTGAGCCAGTGCAGCACATCGTTCTCGTCAGAAGTTCGCCGCATCCACAGCAGCTTCATCTCGGAGAACAGGGCTTGTGTCGGGGTGACGACCTCGCCGGTGCGCCAGTGGGTGAACTCGTACCCGTGGTCCTTCGCCAGCCGCTCGTAGCAGGCTTTCACGGTCTCGAAGCACTCCCGATCATTCCGGGCGTCCTTCAGCAGAGCGTAGGTGAGCACGGGTCCGCACTTCTTGGTCTTGGCCGTAAGTTGCGCCAGCTTCTTGTCCAGCTTGTCGGCCACCGCCTTGTCGTGCGTGGCGATCCACTGAGCATACGTGTCGCGGTACGCTGCGGTGCCACTGTACGTCTGCCACATGATGCCGGGACACTCGGGAAGTCCGCTGATGTTGTCGGCAGCATCTCCCATGAGGCACTGCGCCCAAAAGAACTTGGTGCCTCTCCCGACGACCTTCTTGCTCGACTTGCTGTCGTCAATCTCGATGAACCCGAAGTGGTCGTCCTGCCGAGTGATCGCGTAGGTCCGCATGTCCAGCTTCAGTCCGGGCACCATGTACAAATCCTTGTCGGCACTGCACAGGATGGCGTTCTCGAAGTCGGCGTACAGGGCTTGCGTCATGCCATCGTCAGCTTCCTGCTGAGTGTGGTTGCGTCCCTCGAACACTCCGGTGGTGTCTCCGACACCCGATCCGAGGAACTCCCGAATGGCGTCCAGATGCTCAGGCCGGTTGTCCCGGTCTGCGCGGTTCGCTTGGTAGGGCTTCAGGATCGCAGTACGATCTCGGCCACCCTTGTTCGACTGGTGCGTGGTGTGCAGCACGGCTCGCTCAGCACCAGCCAGACGACGAATGTGATCCACAGCCTGCTTCGTATTGTGCAGCATGTCCTCGTAGGTTTTGCGGGGCGTTGGATCGTCGTGGTCCAACTCCGCTTTGCTCTCCGCACTCACCTGATACGCCATGAAGTCGGCGTCGATGTGTGCAACTCGGCCAGCAACCGGCTTCGGGTACTGGTCCATCTGGCCGGGAAGGGACGCGACCGTAGCCGCGTCCACCCCGAACCTGCTCAGCAGGTCGCCCATCAGTCGAGACCGAGATCGGCCAGCGGGTCGTCAGAGGCGCTGGGAGCGGCCTTGGAGGGCTTCTCCGTCTCGCCGGTGTCCTCGGACCCGGAGACCCCTTCATCGCCGCTAGCGCCCACCAGATCGTCCAGATCAGGCTCCTGCTCGCCCGGGTCCGTGGAGACCTCAGGCAGATCGCCGTCGATGCTGGCGATCACGAGGTTCTGGACCGGGGAACCCTCCCAATTCAGGGCCGACTTCACGGTGTTCTGAAGCCAGTTCTTGCTGACCTCAACTTCCTTGTCGTCCTCCTTGCGCTTGTACGTGCCGGGGATGTGGATGCTGTTCCACTGTTCGATGCTCGGGGCATCCCACAGCAGCAGGCGCTCGGTCGCGGTCGCAGCCGGTGCCTTCAGCGGCTCGGTCTCGCCTTCCTCGTTCACGCGCACCGGGGCACTGACTTTCCAGTTCCCGCTGTCGTCCTTGATGTTGGCGTAAACGCGCTTCTTGCCGTCCTTCTCGACCTCGTTGTGAACGATGGTCAGGATGAACGCCTCGCCCAGCATGAAGGCCATGTGGGTGTTGCCGCGTCCGTAGTCCATCGCGCTGAGCAGCTTGTAGAAGCCCGCACGCGGTCCCGACTTGATGGCGACCCGCTCGGTGATGATCGGGTACACGATCCGCTTGACCGTCTGGCCGGTCTCGTCATGCGTCTCGATCTCCTTCGCGTGCTTCTTGCCAAGCAACTCGAACTGGATGATCGCCTCGGGAGCAGGCGGCTTGGCCTTGCCCTGAAACGCCTTCTGCGGGTGGTTCCCGATCTCGACATACGCGATGAACCGGGCGATGCACGGGCCAGCAGCGGGCGGCTCGTACTCGAAGTTGCCGCCCTTGTCCTCGGTCTGGTCGGCCAGCTTGGCGGCTGCGGCGCGGGCCTGTTCAATGAGTGAAGTCATGTGTCTCTCCTTACGCTGCTGCCTGCCAGTGATGCAGGTCCAGCATGTTGTCGCCAACTTCGGCATCCACAGGGAAGCCTACAGGGCAGTTGATCCCGAAGAAGTGCTTCAGGAAGTGCGGGATCGCCTGCATGATCTTGACCATGCCAGCGACAACCCTGTCGAGAACCGTATGGTGGCAGTCTGCCCACACACAGTCGTGAACCGTGTTGACGAGGTACGCCTTGCCTCCGAAGAAGTCGTTCTTGACGAACCAGCGCCAAAGCTGACCGAGAACCATCTGCACAAGTTCACCTCCGGTGCCCTGCACAGGGTAGTTCTTCATCTCGGTCGGGCTGAAGGTGTCGGTGATCCCTTTCCGCCGCAGATAATCAGGCGCATCGTATGACCGGAACGAGTAGGTTGTGCCTGTGACTGCTTGGTACGTTCCTCGGCGGAAAGTGCGGTATCCGCGCTCGCCATCATGGAACGGCTCAGAAGTCTCAGTAACTTCCCGCTCGACCG